CCTAAGATTTTATGCTGATACTTTTTAAAGTTCCTATGCTTTATAGTCTTAATACGCTCTAGGAAGCTCTGTGAGAGATTATCTTTATTATCTAGGTATGTACTGTGGATATAGCAAACATTGTCTCTAACGCCATTAAAACCAGCTTCTACGCCTTTGTCCTCAAAAAATCTTTTGTATATCCAATGCTCTTTAGTTACTGGGTTTAATATAAGTATGATTCTGTTCTGTATATTCTTTTCTCTAATACTTAAATCAATAGTATCAAATATATCTTCATCAATAAGCTCTTCTGCTTCATCTAACACCCAACAGCTAATACCCTGTAATGATTTTAGAGATGCAGTTTGGTTTCCTGCTGAAGTCTTAATACCTCTAAATAGAATGTCTGATTGATTGCCTAAGTTTACAACCTCAGCTTTATTTACGCTAAAAATATTTTCAAAACCTAATAGCCCTATCTTTTCTAAGAACTCAGGTATAATTGATAAATGAGCTGACACCATTGTATAACGAGTAAACAATACTCTAATACCTTCAGCCATTGTAAGTAAAGTTAAAAAGACTGTAACTGCAAAAGACTTACCACTACCTCTTCCACCTGTTATTATAAAATAACGAGCATCAGAATTAAAAAGAGGATTGTATTTCTTATTCAGATTCAGTTTCTACAAAGTTTATTAGTGGCATATTAATACTTTCATCATTTGAGGTTACATCCACCCTTTGCTGAGGTTTGCCATAAAAGTATTCAAAGAAAAGCTTAACTGCCCATTGTTCTTTTTTATCAATACCCTGTTCTAAGGACTTTAACGCCTTTTCATTCATTGGTGTTAGGTTCTCTATTAATCTTTGCTCATCTGCTTTAGATTTGCGCCCTGCGCCTTTTCTAGCCCCTCCGTTATTTATTCTTTTATCCATAATTGAAAAAGATTGATTATTCAATCCATATTATATAATAGAAATTACTCATATTCATTTGGTAGCATTAATCTTATACCTAGTTCTGTTAATGCCCATACCCTTATTTGGTTAGCGTAGACCTCAAACTCTTTTGTGTTCATTCTTGCTGTACTGTTTACTGTTTGCAGTCCTATCTGTTTATCATTTATATCTATGCTTTGCCATTCACTTGCAAACTTGACCTTTAAAGTATCGTGCATTTCATCTGGGAAATAGCCAAGTGATTCTCCTAATGGTTGTACTATACACGCCCAGTAATAGTTATTCTGCATATTGCTTCTATTGTTTCTTTGCTTTTTTACTTTAACTATATAATCTGTTTCAAGCTCTTTTAAGTAATTAAAAAGATTCTGTTTGTCTTGACTTGTATTAATCACGAAGTTCATAGTGTAGCTTTCTATTCTTAATATAAATCTTATTTTTAGGCTCTTTAAAAAGTTTTATGCCTTGCAGGTTATATATTTTTTTATTAAATCTTAGTGGTATTTCATTTACACCAACACTATTTGTTATTGGAAACTGAACCCACTCGAATCCATTAAATACAACAGTATCACACTGGTTAGTGCAGGGTATTATTGTAGTGCCTGCCCCTTGCGGATTCATTATGTAAGCATTGTAACATACTTTTACTGTATCAGTAAGTTGTATTATTGGAAAAGATGCCCATGCCCCAAATGCAGGGAAACAATGAGTAGCATTACAAACCCCCCATGAAACATCAACTGTGTCACAATAATTATCTAAAGAGTCTGTTGTTTCAATCATCACGCTAAAAACACCATTCGAGTTTTCTATTACTGAATATGATATTGAGTCACACCAGTTAACTGACATTTGTGTTTGCATGTATAATAATAAGTATAATAATTTCATTAGTTAAATTTTTCGTTAATACCTCGTTCTCCTATTAATTTTTCTTTAGCACCAGCCCATAGTTTATCATGCCTTATCTTTTTACTTAATGATGCTTCAGTTCTTTTAAGGCTAGGCATACCATCTTCAGGTTCGCTATCCATATATTTGCCACAACTACAAATAACATCAGCAACCCATTTGCTATCTCTGTAAACTATTTTAGCTTTGTTTACTTCTTTTTTTTCTTTACAACATTTACAAGTGTATAGTGTCATTTTGCTAGTCCACCTGTTTTAGTTTTACTTTCTTTATAAAGTTTGTCTAACTCAAAATGTAAAACATTAATAGCCTTTTGTATATCTTGTTCAGCAGGACTACCATCTTTTTTTCCTGCTCTTAGGATATATTGAATTGCTTGTGCAGTCCAAGCATTTAAGTTAAAATCATCAACTATGTCTTTAGCTGAATAACCGTACAATGTTCCTGAATAATAACTTGGCTCAGGTGTTCTTTTATAATCTTGTTTCATTTTTTATTTTTTATTTTATATATTAAATAACTTGCAATAGGTGTGCCAAGTAATATAGTAATTAAACTTGGATGCGGCTCTCCACAAAAACCTATTATATGTTTAAATGCTTCAAACATTTTTATTAATAAATCTTTTAACTATACTATTTTCTCTTCTTCTTTTTAATTCCTTAGACAGTATTCTACTAAAAGTTACTGTGCAAATATTAAATCTTTCAGCTATTTCTTTGTTGCTGTTTTTATCAGGATTTTTAAAGTAGTAGTCTATTATCTCTTTAGTGTTTCTTATCATTCGCTGTATTTTTTATATAGTTTTTTAATTGCATCAAAGCAAGTTGATATACATGACCCACAATTTGTAGTTGGCGAATAATTAGTATTGTGTATTGTATTATATGTCTCTATCATTCTTTTTTTAGCTTGAACATCTTTTGCTCTACCTGTTTTTAAGTCTTTCCACATATCTAATATTTCATCTATTATCTCTTGTGGCAAGTCATCAGGAGTTTGTACTTCTGTTGTTTTATCCCAATACTTCTGAGGACACGCCATTGGTGCTAGTCTTGCCTTTACTTTCATAAAACATAAACACCGCTTACAAGTTCCTGTTGGTTTAAAATAGTAAATACATTCTTTACATATTGCTATCCTGTCTTGATAGACTTCATCAGGAACAAAAAATCTATTCACTTTTTCTGTCTGCTTTTTTTACATAAGTATTTATAGTTCTTGGCTGCCAGTTAGGACTTCTAAAACCAAACTGCATTACAAAACTATCATTCTTTACAGGGTCATACATCTTCATTTAAATTATTTTTAATTATTGTTCTTACTTTATCTATTGTTGTAAACAAGCTGTTACGACTTATCTTAGTCTTAGCAGCGAGTGAATCGAGTGTTTCACCACTATAATATAACTGGAATAATTTTCTATCGTACCAGCTTTCTAGCTTATCTAACTCTTTATCTATTGCTTCTAATTTCATTAGCTTGTGATTATCTACTTCTTCGTTTGGAATGTTTGAAATGTCTTTATAATTAAAACCATCAGGAATAAAATACTCATTAGTGTCAGCTGTATTAGAACTAAAAACAGAGCTGTCAATATGTGTATAATACTTTTCATACTTATAATAAAAATTACTTCTTGTGCTTGTTAATGCTCTTCTTAATGCTACCGCTCCATATCTTGTTAATCCATCTATTCCATCTTTATCCCAAATTAAAGATAATGTTGAGGGGTTCATTTGTAAAAAATAGAGCATTAACTCTTGTACTGCTTCATTTATTTTATTTTCATCTGTTGTTATTCCATACGCCATTTTTCTGAACTTATCTGTTAGCTTTGATATTTCAATATAAATATCAGTCATGAGTAGGTTCAAGTTTGTCTATTCTATCAATAACTTCTTGAAGCATTTGGTCTAATACAACCTTATAAGCTCTTATAACTGCTGAGTTAGTTTTAGTTTCTACTCCTGCAAAAAATCCGCTAGTGGCAACAGATATATTTATTGGTATAATAGTAATCCAGTCATAAAAATTATTCTCTCTAACCCCTTTGCCATAGTTATTTGAGTATTCTATAACTAAGTCTAATACTTCTAAATAATTTTTGTATCTTGCTTTTGTAGTTACTTCTTCTACAAATTGTTTGCACATTAAAACATAAACATCTACTATTGATTTGTGTTCTTCACTTGAATAAATAGGAATGTGCATATGCCAAAGTTATAAAAAAAATTATTCTATTCCCTTTTCTTTTTTTAATTTTTTAACAACTAATTTGTAATAACTTATTTTTTCTTCATAATCAGCTCTAGTAAACTTCATTGTTTGTCTAGCTTTAAATTGCAGTTCATCAGCAGTGCCAACACCATACTTAGCATCAATAGCTAAAGCAAACCTATACTGCTCTCCTGCTCTAAACATATTACAAGCAACACATTGAGCTGAACAGTTTTGTTCATCATATCTAGTTGCCATAAACCGCCTAGACTGAAAATGTCCGCATTGCATACCGCCTTTTTTATAGTGTGCAACTTTACCACAAGTAAAGCATTGTACTAAACCATTTTGACTATCTCTAAGTCTAATGTAAAGACTAAACCACTTATCTAGTTCTTTTTTTAATTTACTTATTGACTTCAATTATCTTATTAGTGAATATTTACTAAAAGATACAGGCTCATTATATCTATTTTTACTGCTAACAAACTCGCTTCTAATCGAATAGCCCTCATTTTTCAATTCACAAACCCTTGATGTTAAGCGCATTATGCCATATTCTTTCATAGCTTCTAATGATGTAATTGATCCTTTGTCTTTTAAATGTCTAATAATTCTTTCTTTTTGTGTAAGTGTTTTCATTCTTTTAATTTATAGTTTATATGCAGCACTATTGCTGCGATTATTACCCAACCTATCATTTGAGTAGTTTTGGTTCAGGTCTGTAATGAGGTACTTGATTAGGATTCTCTCCTTTATCAACTCTTGCTCTTGCATCCCATATTATATCTTGATGTTTTCGCAACCATTTCATATAAGTAGGAACTGTTAAATGTATAAAGTCAGATGTCATAGGACTTCTTACTCCTAAATAAAAAGCATTTTCAGCGTCTTCAAAATAAAAGTTTTTATAAATTCTTGCTAAATCATTAGCTAAACTTTTAGCCATTATTGTTATTGTATCTTCTTCTACATTGTTTTGTCCTAATTCAATATAGGTTTTACTTACTAAATCTACTGACAACATTAATAAATCTTCTTTAGACATTGTTTTAATTATTTTCATTTTTTAATTGTTTTAATAGTTTTTCTTTTACATTTATGTTTTTCTGTAAGTGTTGATGTATCTTGCTCATTGTTTGAGGTTTATTCCAGGACTTATTGTTTTTATCCCAACGCAACAATCTTAATTTTATTTCAAAAGTGCTTTGTTTTTGGTATCTCATTTTCTTTTTACCCTCAGTCCAGTAGTTTATAAAATCCTCTAACATATCTTTAGGATAATCAAAAGTCATAACCTCTGAAATAAATTTTTCTTTAGTTATATTTATATTACTTGTATTATTAATTCTTGTATTATTCTCTTTGCTTATTTTATATATAGGGCTATTGTCTTTTTTAACAATACCTACCTTTCTTTTAATCACTTGTTTATTTTCGTTGCGTTCTACTTCTATATTTATAAATCCTAATTTATTTAATTCGCTAAGCCACCTGCTTACTGTGTTTTTACTTACTCCATACAATTCAGCAAAATAGTTGTTAGTTGCATAACAGTACCCAAGTTTTCCACTTAATGCAGTTATTTCTCCATAAAGAAGTTTAGCATTAGGTTTTAAACTTGAGTACCTTACTTCAGCAGGTATTATAGCGTAGTAGTTTGGTTTATCCATTAAATAATTTCTAAGTTGTAATTACAATCTGTCAGCGCAAACTTACATAATTCTAATTGATTGTAAAAATCTTTATATGAGAGTCTAATATTATATTCAGCTCTTCCTGAAGTAACTTTAATAATAGTTTGGTATTTATCACTGTTACTTATTCCGCTTTCTCTTAAATATATTTCTAACTCCCTAGAGTCTGAAAATGTTCTTTTAGAACCCTGAATACTAGAATATGCATTATAGACTAAATTAAAAATCTCTCTATATTTAGGAAAAGAACGATAATTAGATTCGTGCATTCTTTCATAGTGATAAACAGAAACCCTATCTCTTTTAAGCTGTTTAGCTATTATAGTTGGGTGTGTATTATCAATCATCCTAGCAACAACTGCTACAACACTTCTTGGTACTTGGTATTCTTGTTTTCTGCTTTTGAAGGCAAGCGAACCTTTACGCAGCCCTACTAATCTTGTAGTAAGGTCACATAAGTTTTTAAAATTATCTTCTTGTATCATTTTAAAACGGCAAATCATTCTCATTTGAGTCTGAAGTTACAAAGTCCTCATTTTCAGCTTTTTGTGTAAACCAATATCCATCTATATTGTGATAATATTTACCTTTATACTCTCTAGAATAAACATTACAAAGAATAGATACTGTCATTCCTTCTTGTAGTTTATTTAAGTCTTTAATTTTGTCTTCACCAAAAGCACTTATTGCTATTAGGTTATTAAACTCTTCTCCATTGTCTATTACAACTGTTTGTTTTTGCCATTCTTTTCCTAATTTACTTACACCTGTTTCAAGTTTAAGCATCTTAACTAATTTTCCTTTTACTTCCATTTTTATTTATTTAATTTATTAATACTAGGTTTTATTTGTAACTTTTAATGTACTTAATTATTTTTGACAGTTTTTCTTTTTCTTTAATTATTTCTAATTTTAAATTCAAATTGTTTTTCCTAAGTCTTGTGTTTTCAGTTCTAAGCTGCTCACTTTCACTTAAAGGTTTGTTTATACTGTTATTAGGCAGTGCTGTTTCCATAATTTATTTTTTAATTATTAAAAAGAGGGGGTGTATATCTTTACAAAGTATAACAGCTGAAATTATTATTCATATTGATATTTAACCCCCTCATGCTATTTATTTTTCAATTTCCAGTTTATATAATTTGTTAAAGTTTCTCCATCAAATATAATTTTATCCTTTTCAGGAGAATAAGGGTATTCCCTACCATTACTATGTTTTTTAGCTTGTAGTGTTTGAATTGGCAACCTATATAAAAACCTACCAATACCCCAACAAACACAAGCTCTTTTAAAAGCATCTGACACATGACCTTTGTCTTTTTCTACATTAGATTCTGACCCTGTGTCTGATTTCCATACCCATTCAACTCCATTAAATATTCCTACCTTACAAAATAGTAGTCCATTTTGCTCATAGTAAATAGACTGCCAGTTTTCAGCACCTATTACTTCATCAAGTAAGTCTTGACAATCTCTTGCGTCTATATAAGCTACGCAAGTTGCTTTTCCGTATTTAACAGACTGTACTCTCCATTTATAAGGCAATTCCTTTTTTAAATCTTTTAGTTTCATATCGTTGTTATTAGTGCTTTGTTATTATTTAGTTTATTATATTTGTCTTTATATATTGCTAGATTCTTATTTACAGCTTCATTATATTCTTTTAGTGTTGGTCTATCTTTTCTTGTTTCACTAAATACAATATCTTCCCAGTAGCTGCCTTTCTCTTCTGTTTTATATTC